TTATCGGCTGCGCCACCTGCATGAGGCAAGCCCATGAGCGCAGAGAAACCCGTACAGATCAGCATCGGCGCCACACTGGCCGCCTCACTGGGCGCGGCCGTGCGCGGCGCTCAGGCGCAGCTGGGCCAGCTGGGCTCCACCCTGTCGGAGCTGGGCAACAAACAGTCCGGCATCCGACAGCTGGAGACCATGCGGGCTCAGGCCGCAGATGCAGCGCGCGCCATGCGCGCGGCGCAGCAAAGGGTGGCGGGGCTGGAGGCCGGCATCGCTGGGCAAGAGGGCGCGGCCACAGCCAAGCAAACCAAAGAACTCGAGCGCGCCCGCAAAGCGGCCGAGCGTACAGAGCAGGCCTTTCGCCAGCAGCGCGCCGCCGTCGATGAGCTCTCCACCTCACTGCAACGCTCGGGCGTCAACACCCGCGCCATGGGTGCAGAGACTGCGCGCCTAGGTAGCCAGATGGAGACCTTGCGCGCGCGCACCGACTCCTTGACACGCGCCCAGCAAGCGCAGGCCACCAACCTAGAGAACCGCGACGCCTACCGCGAGCAAGCCGTCGATGCCGTGGCGCTGGGCGCGGCGCTCTACGGCCTGCTGCAGCCCGCCATTGCGTTCGAGTCGGCCATGGCCGATGTGCGCAAGGTCGTCAACTTCGATGCGCCCGATCAATTTGCGCAAATGGGCCGCGACGTGCTCGTGATGTCCACCCGCATCCCCATGGCGGCCGAAGGCATCAGCGCCATCGTGGCGGCCGCAGGGCAGGCCGGCATCGCCCGCGAGGAGTTGCTGCGCTTTGCCGAAGATGCCGCCAAAATGGGCGTGGCCTTTGATTTGTCGGGCCAGCAAGCCGGCGCAGCCATGACGGGCTTGCGCTCCATCTTTGGGCTCACGCAAGACGAGGCGGTCAGCCTGGGCGATGCCATCAACTTCTTGTCCAACAACATGGATGCCAAGGCATCCGACTTGTTGAACATCTCCAACCGGGCCGGATCGACGGCCAGGATGTTCGGCCTGTCCGGGGCGCAGCTGAACGCCCTGGGCGCATCCTTCTTGGCGCTCAAAACCTCACCCGAGGTGGCCGCCACCGGCATCAATGCGCTGCTCATGCGCCTAGCCACCGCCGACAGGCAGAGTGCCGACTTCCAGCAAAGCCTGCAAAACATCGGCCTGTCTGCCACAGACATGAAGCAGATGATCGAGCAAGATGCCCAAGGCGCGCTCACCACCTTCTTGCAGCACGTCAAGGAGGCGCCCGATGTGATGGGCACCCTGACCGATCTGTTCGGGCTGGAGTACGCCGACGACATCGCCAAGCTGGTGGGCTCGCTGGGCACCTACGAGCGCGCCGTGGGGCTGGTAGCCGACCAGACCGCCTACGCAGGCTCGATGCAGCGCGAGTTCAAAGAGCGCTCCAACACCACGGCCAACAACTTGCTACTGCTCAGGAACAACGTGAGCCGCCTAGGCATCAGCGTGGGCAGCGTGCTGCTGCCGACCTTGAACAGCATGGCCAGCGCGCTCATAGCCCCCATCAGCGCCTTGACCAGCCTGGCCGAGCGCTTCCCCTTCGTCACGCAGGTGGTGCTGGGCGCGGTCGGTGCTGTGATCGCGCTGCAAGTGGCCACCATTGCGCTCGGCTTTGCCTGGACGTTTGTGAGCGGGCCGTTTCTGGCGGCAGTCACCGCGTTTCATTCGGCCCGCGCCGGGCTGGCGCTGCTGCAAGTGCAGGCGGCGGCCACCGGGGCCAGCACGAACCTGCTCGCCATCGCCTGGCAGCGCCTGCAAGTGAGCGCGCTCGGACTGGTGGCCAGCGTCAAGACTGCGGCCCTGGCCTTTTGGGCTATGCTGCCAGCCATTGGAGCCACCACAGCCGCCTTGCTGGCCAACCCGATTACCTGGATCGTGGTGGGCATCGGGGCCGCCGTGGCGGGCTTGGCCCTGGTGATACGCAAATACTGGGACCCGCTGGCCGCGTTTGTCGGCGGCGTGTTCGAGGGCATAAGCTCGGCCATGCAGCCCGCGCTTGCCAGCTTGGCCGCCGCGCTGGCACCGCTGGCACCCATAGGCAATGCCGTGGCGGGGGTCTTGGGCTTCATCGCCAGTGGCGTGCGCCAGGTCGTGGGCTGGATCGGGGCTTTGCTGGCACCGGTGACGCTCACCGCCGAGCAGTTCGACGGCATGGCCACATCCGGCCAGGCCCTGGGTGCGGTGATCGGGGGCGTGTTGAGCGCGGCTTTCACCTTGCTGACAATGCCGCTGCGGGCAGTGGGCACGGTGGTAGGCTGGGTGATCGAGGGCTTTACCGCCCTGGTGTCCTTTGCGCCCTTGGCCCTCATCAGCGCCGCGTGGCAGCCGGTGGCAGACTTCATGACCGGGCTCTGGTCTGGCATCACCGCCATGGTGGCGCAAGCCATCAACTGGATTGCGGGCAAGATCGGCTGGGTGCTCAACGCCGGCAAGCAGGTGGGCGGCTGGATCGGCTCGCTCACCGGGAGCGGCGGCGCAGCACCGGCGGCACCGGCGGCACCCGCAGCACCGCCAGCACTGGGAGCACAGCGTCCACCCGCAGTGGGTGCGGCGTTTGCGCCAGCAGCAGCGGCACCAGGGCAAGCGCCAGCACAGCGTCCGCCAGCAGTAGGTGCGGCGCTTGCGCCAGCGCCAGCGGCACCGCCAGCGGCACCGCCAGCACAGCGTCCGCCAGCCGCACCAGCACCCGCCGCCCGCCCAGCGATCATGCCAGCGCAGCCGGTGTCCGCGAGCGGCAAGACCGTCACCAACCACGTCACGATGACAGCGCCCATCACGGTCAACGCGCCGCCCGGCATGGACGCGCGCGAGATCGCCGCACTCATCGAGTCGCGCCTGCGCGCGCTGTTGCGCGAGACCACGCGCAGCCCTGCGGCAGCGATGCACGACTGAGCACCTCTGCCGTCTCCCGTTTGTTCTCTTCCTTGATTGACGAGGTGTGCCATGGCCGAAAGGGTAATGCTGGGCCTGGGCGAGTTTCGATTCGAAGTCGATGCGCTCGCCTACCAGACGCTGTCATTCAGCCAGTCCTGGCGCTGGCCAGAGCAGGCGCGCATCGGCCGCGACCCGGCCCTGCAGTTTGTTGGGCGCAACCTCGGCTCCATCGATCTCGATGGCGTGATCTATCCGAGCTTCAAAGGCGGCCTAGGCCAGATCGAAGCCATGCGGGCGCTGGCCAATGCAGGCAGGCCACTGCAGTTGGTCGATGGCCTGGGGCGCATCTGGGGCGCGTGGGTGATCACAGAGATTGGCGACTCGCGCACCGTCTTTACCGAGGACGGCCAGCCGCGCAAGATCACGTTTCGCATTAATCTCAAAGCCTACGGGGGGGATCGATCATGAGCCGCAGCACAGGCGCTACGGTGCGCAGCCGCGATGGCGACGTGCTCGACGACCTGGTCTGGCGGCACTACGGGCGCAGCGATTTGCTCGCCGCTGTGCTCCAGGCCAACCCGGCCCTAGCCCGGCTGCCGCCCGTCTTGCCAGCCGGGCTGCTGATCGAGCTGCCCGATCTGGCGCTGCCGCTGGAAGCGCCAGTGATCCGGCTGTGGTCTTGAGGAGACGCGCCCATGCAGCCCCTTTACCGCCTCTACGCCGACGATCAAGAGATCACCGCCGCCATACGTGACCGCCTCATCGAATTGACTGTGAGCAACGAAGCGGGTATCCAGTCCGATGAGCTCAAGCTCACGCTAGACGACCGCCGCCGCGAGGACGGCGCGATAGCCCAACTGCCGCGCATCGGCACGGTGCTCACCGTGTCGCTGGGCTATGCCGAGACCCGGCTGGTATCGCTTGGGCGCTTCATCGTCGACGAGATCGAGATGCGCTCGCCACCGGCCACGCTCACCGTGTCGGCCAAGGCGGCCGATATGGTCGGGCCGTTTCGCAGCCCCAAGACCCGCTCCTGGGACGCGACCACGCTGGGCCAGCTGGTGCAGACCATCGCCGCCGAGCACCAGTACCAGGCCCGGATCGACCCGCAGCTGGGCTCCATCGCCATTGCGCACCTGGATCAAACCGAAGAGTCCGACATGGCGCTGCTCACGCGGCTGGCCGCCAGGCACGATGCCGTGGCCAAACCGGTGGACGGGCTTTTGGTGCTGGCCAAGATCGGCGCAGCCAAGAGCCTCACAGGCCAGGTGCTGCCCGTGCTGAGCCTGCGCGCCAGCGAGTTGGCCGATTGGCGCTACCGGCACTCAGCCCGCAAGCCCGGCGGCAGCGGCTCGACCAGCGAGCGCGATACACAAAAGCCGCCCACCACCGCCGCAGGCGGCGCACGCGCCTACTGGTGGGACACCGAGCAAGGCCAGCGCCGCGCAGTGACTGCTGGCCAAGCACCGTTTGAGGAGATCCGCTATGTACACGCCAGCGAAGCCGAGGCCCGAGCGGCCGCTGCCACGCGCAAAGAGAGCGGCGAGCGCGGCCAGGGCGAGCTCACCTTCAGTCTGCCGGGTGACCCACTACTGGCGGCCGAGGGCAGGCTATCGATTGATCTGCGCCCAGGCATACCCACAGACTGGCGCATCAAGCGCGCCGAGCACCGCATCAGCGACCAAGGCTACACGACACAAGTCGATTGCGAGCGCAGCAGCACCGCAGCCACCAACCACTCCCGCACCGAAAGCAAACCATGATCGAACCTCCCACACCACCATCCGAGCGGCGCGTCGAGTCCCATGTGCTGGCCGAGCGCGTCGATGCGCTCAAGTCCACCGTCGATGACCTGAAGCTCGAGATGAAAGAGCTCGTAAAAATCATTTCACATCTGGCCCGCATCGACGAGCGCCAGATGCAATCCACAGCCACCACCGACCGGCTGGCAGCCGAGATGGACGAAATGCGCAAAGACCTAGACATACTGCGCCAACTTGCGCCCACCAACGCGCAGATCGCCATTTGGTTTGAGCGCGCACTCATTGCGGCAGCCGCCGCAGCAGTCATGTTTATGGCAAAACAAACGGGGTTAATTTGATCGTGGACTGGAAACAATATCCAAACTTCAGCGCGGCCGAGTTCAGCTGCTGCCACACCGGGCAAAACCACATGACGGCGCAATTCATGGCCCGCCTGCAAGCGATGCGCACCGAGTACGGGCGGCCCATGCGCATCACCAGCGGCTACCGGCACCCCACGCACCCGGTGGAGGCGCGCAAAGGCCACTCCAGCGGCGAGCACACCCGGGGCACGTGCGCCGACATAGCCTGCACCAGCGGAGACGAGCGCTTTGCCTTGGTGCAGCTCGCGCTCAAGCATGGGTTTCACCGCATCGGCATAGCCGGCACCTTCTTGCACCTGGGCCTAGGCGGCCCAGGTTTGCCATCGCAAGTCATTTGGGAATATTCATGAAAGAGGTGCTGTGATGCCACTTGCCACCCTTGCACCCGGTCTGCTCGAGGTGGGCAGCCGCTTGATCGAGCGCTTGGTGCCAGACCCGGCCGAGCGCGAAAAAGCCAAGCTCGCCTTGCTGCAAGCTGAAGGCCAACTGGCGCTGCAGGAGATGCAGACCAGCCTGTCGGCGATCATGGCCGAGGCCAACTCGGCCGATCCCTGGACGAGCCGTGCGCGGCCGACCTTCCTCTACGTCATGTACAGCGTGATCCTGCTGTGCGTGCTGGGTGCCATCATCGGCATCTGGTGGCCCGCGCACGTGTTCCAGGCCGCAGAGAACCTGAGCAAGCTGCTGGCCGCCATACCCGAGAGCCTCTGGTGGCTCTTTGGTGCGGGCTACTTGGGCTACACCGGCGCGCGCAGCGTGGACAAGTGGCGTGGGCCAGCCCGGTGACCGGTGCTGCCCGACACGACAACCTGAAACGACGATCCCCCGATCTCACTGCCTTCATGGGTGGTGGGGTCGGGGGATTTTTGCGTTTGTGGCGTCCGAGACTTCGTGGCTTTGAACGGTTCTCATTGAATTCGTGTCAAACATGGTGTAAACTGACAACCCCTGTGACAACCAGGGCGGCAGCTTGCTAGGCAACCAACCAAAGGAGAGAACGCGTGAAAATGACCAAAGCGCCTGTTTATTACGCACTGGCTCAGGCGCAGTTTAATCCCGTGGCTGCCATGGCAAAGTACGTCAACGAAATTCAAGACATCCTGCGTCGGGAGGGCTACACCCTTTTTGAGCCGCAAGAAATCACGCAACTGCAGTTCGTGGGGGCTGCTGGACAAGCGCCGATTAATCCCGAGCTAATGAAAGTTACCAATTGGCTGATTTCAAAGGCTGATCGGACTGCTGGCTTTATTTTGGGCTCATCCTCTCTGGCGTACCACACAACTCATTATGAAACTCGGAACGAGTTCTTGCCAGAGTTGGTGCAGGGGTTGCAAGCTGTTCACAAAGTGGTTTTGCTGGATCACATTGCTCGACTGGGTCTGCGTTATCTCGATGCAGTGATTCCCGGCGAAGGCGAGCAGGTTTCGCAGTATTTGGCTGATGGTTTGCAGGGCGTATCCTTTGGTGCAAAGCAGCGTTACGCGATGAGCGAGTCTGTTTTTGAGACAGAAACAGGGCCGCTGGTGAAATCAGGGACTTTGGTTGCGCGTGTGTATCGTGCGACATCTCCTCTTGGCTATCCGCCAGATCTGATTTCTCACGGACTGCAGCCAATGCCTCGCTTCCAGAGTAGCGACACAATCTCCCACGCCGTGATCGACACCGATCACTTTGTTGAAGGCAGAATGCCTGTTGATTTTGAGCAGATCAAGGCGCAGTTGGCGTCGCTGCACGCGGGAATCAAGCATTCTTTCGAGGCAACCATTACGCCTTACGCTGAAGAAGTCTGGCGTTGATTAGGGGAGGATTGAGTATGTATGCTAACCACACTGTGGCTGTAAATCCGCCACAGCCTTTGCGCAGCGCCGCACAGACCGCTTTTGTCGTGATGCTCGCAGGCACTGGCAGTGCTTATGGAATGGATCGCTCGGACACATGGCGGCCATACCTTCAGCATCGAGTTCCGTTTATTTCGGAAGTAGGCTTGCAGAGTAGTGGTACTGAACGAGTTGATGTTCGTACTCCGCTTGAGCATCTGGAAAACATCCGCACGGTACTAAACCCTGCTGTTTCAGACTTGGCATCCGTTTTTGATGTTTCCAGGCAGGCTATTTACAAGTGGCTGTCGAACGACTCGAAGCCTGAGCCTGAAAAGTTGGCACGTGTTCAGGCGCTTAGTCAGATCGCTGACGCTTTCAAAGATGCTGGTGTGGTACGTGCCGGCAGCCTTCTCAAAATGAAG